CAATACATATTTTTAGCTATAATAGAATTATTAATAGTAGCACTTGCAATTTTTATGAGAAAAAGCTAAAATAAAGCCGGAGCACTAAACTCCGGCCTTTAATCTCTCCAGTATTTCCCCATATATCCAATCCACATCCTGCCGGAAATACTTATACAACTGATAAGAGAAAACAAGATTATTACGGTTATCGGATATGGCCGTCTGCGCGCTAACGCCTAAGACCTCCGCTAATTTATTCCGAAGACCGTTCTTCATCTTCCCGCCGGCGAGAGTACTTGGAGAGTACAAAAACAGGATGATAAAGATGAATTTCTTTCTTTGGGTAACATTCCCCAACCTAAACATTTCCTTTTGAGAAATAATCTCTTGGAACCACCCATATAACGTTTCTATCATATTAAGGTCGGTCAATGTAGGTTCTGTTAATTCCTTCTCTCTTTCTGACAACTTTGATTTCTGCTCTCTGATGGATTTTATTTCCGCAATTTCTGAAAACATGGCACGATTATTTAAAAGTAAATATTTATATTTGCACTAAATAATCGTGTGGAGAGGTGACGTTACTGGTTGTTCGGGGCGTTGCCTCTTGTGTTTTTAGAATGGAAGATCATCTTTTGGTTGCTCAGGTTGATAAAGTGCCGATTGTGGACTGGCTTCTTGCTGAGCAGGTCTACTTCCCAATAATTCCAGCTTATCAACAAATATTTCTGTCACATACCGCTTTGATCCCATTCTATCCTCATACAGCCGGGTCTTGATCTTACCCTCGATATAGATTTGAGAACCCTTCCTAACATACTTTTCTACGACCTCGGCCAGACCTTTCCAAAAGACAAGGTTATGCCATTCCGTACGGTCCGGAACTTGGGTCCCGTTTTGAAGGGTATAACCCTTCTCCGTGGTAGCAAGCGATAGATTGGCGACCTTTGTCCCGGCAACATCTTTCACTTCAGGATCCTTGCCGGTATAACCGAGAAGGATTACTTTATTTACGCTCATAATTATACTATTTGATTATATTTTTCTGCTATTATCCTGAATCTTTCCGGATCGATCAACTTTGTAACAAATGCATTGAAAGCCTCTGTTGCTCTTTCAGTGTTACCTAAAGTATCACTGTTACCTGACATAGATACCGCCAGTTTTATATCCTCTCTCATAATATTTATTTCTTCTTAAACATGATCCTTCCCATGAAGGCTCGGTTAATACTATTCATTTTTGCTACGTTTCTCGATCATATAAATATTTTTACCATCATTTACCGTGACCAGAAATAACTTATCGCAATTTAGACATTTGCAATTATATAACCCACAGAGAAAAGATCCCTTTATGTATCTAGTCGAATGACAGAATGGGCATTTTATTGAATTATCCATAATTTTCAGGTATTATCATCCAGTGTGTAATGTCTTCATCATCAACATGACCATTTGACAAAGCCCACATACTTTTATTATATCCTTTATTCTCTCTTAACCAGCCTAAGACAAGATGTCTTATAGAATTTATATCAAATAACAGAACCTCTTCTCCGGGTGGCGGTAGCCGATCCTTCACGCTTACCCACGGGGATTGTTTTGCCTGCCATTCGGCACCTGCTTTGAAGTCCTCACGACAATTATCTTTGCGAAGCACATAGTCATCCGCATCCACCTCTTTGAGGACATTCTTGCGAAAAAACGTTTTACCTATGGCGTAATCCTTTGCCGCTTCTTCTACTGTCAGTCTCATATCAATCTTGCTCATATTTATTTATCTGTTAGGAATTTCTTATTCAAGTGCCCTTCTCTGATAAGCCATTCTATAGCGTCAACCACATTGTCCATCAGATTCTCTTTGTCGAAGGATTTTGCGCAATTGTAAGTATTGTCACCTTCCCCGTCCTCGATCCAGTCCGATGCGTACATTAACTCAACGAAATTTCCGGATAGGTAATAAACCATCCCGTCAATATCATCTTGATATGATTTAGGCATCATATCTATCAGCTTGGATAGAGACCAAGTGGGCAATACCGTATCTTGATACGCTTTACTTTTAATCCTTCTATATTCAAATGCGACCAGACGTTCGAACTCGTCAAGATACATGTCCGCCGTCTCCGGTCTCACCCCGGCCTCTAATAGCCGGGATGATTGTTCTTTATTCGTGCAAATTTGATTCATATTATAATTCGTTGTTAAAATATTCTTT